ATTTTATTGGTTCGGATGGTGGTATGGCACACGTAGCAAGAAGTTTAAATATACCATCTACAGTATTTTTTAGAAGCGGAAATTCAATTTATGAAGAAGTTGTTTGTCCTTACATTGATAATAAAATTCAAAACCTTTGTTCTTCTGAACAAGAATTAATTTCAAGCATAAAGGAACTATTATGAAAACTTTTTTTAAATATTGCCTTATGGCTGTAATCGGTTTATTTGGGCTTTGGTGTATTCAACCTTATGCTCAATTATTGTTTGGTCTTGCTTGTCTTTGGATTGTATTTGAAATATTCAAATCCACTTTACCTGATGATGGTTACGATTGGAAATTCGAATATCTTAAAAGAAGAATTTCTAATTTAGAAGACAAGTGGTTTTATGCAGAACTAAAAAAATATACCCGTATGGTGTAACGGTAGCACTACTGATTCCAAACCAGTCAGTCAGGGTTCGAATCCTTGTACGGGTGCCATGTGACCGTGGCTGAATGGTTAGGCAATTGTCTGCAAAACAATTTTATGCAGGTTCGAATCCTGTCGGTCACTCCAAAAAAATATTATGGATAAAGAAACTGAATTAATGATTATCACCATGGAAGAATGTGGTGAAATGATACAAGCCTGTTCTAAAGTTCTAAGAACTAATTATGAAGAACATGCACTGATTGACCTTACTAAAGAAATTGGTGATGTCATGTGCATGATTGATTTGATAGTACAGAATAATTATATCGATGAAAATGATATAAAAATTTGTGCTAGAAAGAAAAGAGAAAAACTTAAAACTTGGTCTAATTTGATTGGAAAATAAAATGCCATTGTACGAATATCAATGTGAAGTTTGTTCTAACATAGAAGAAAGTATTCAAAAAATAAATGTAGAAGAAATTGAATGTCCTATTTGTAATAACACGGCAAAAAGAATTATTAGTTTATCAAGTTTTGAATTGAAAGGTGGTGGTTGGTATAAAGATGGTTATTCATCAAATGCACCAAAGAAAACGCTTGACAATTCTTCTGATACAGAATAAAATATATTAATACTACGAAATACATCGAAATACAACCTAATACGGAGAATACTATGAAAGTTTCACTACGCAAAGCAAATTCACTTCAAGAGCAACTAAATGAGGCGATTAAGAATCGTCCTAGCAACCCAGGTGAGGTTGATGTTTTGAATTATGAAATGTGGAAGTCTGAGGTAGAGAATGCCCAGACTAGATACTATAATGAAGTGGAACATAAACTTGCTCTGGTTAAGGCAAGGTATGCTATTCGCAAAAAAATTGCGTATCAGAATCATCTTTCAGGTATCTCTGATCTGTTGGTCGATATGGCCGAATTGGATAGTACAATTACAACTGTTCAAAGGTTCATTCTTCAAAGACAGGTTCGTTCAAAAGACGAGGTTCTTGAGAAGAAAAGAAACCGTAAAATGGCCCGTGTCGAAAATGCGGACTATGATGGATACATTGAGATGGATGTATCGGTCATCAGTAAAGGTGACCACGATCATTGGACTGAAGAGGTTCAAAAATTGAAAAGGCATAAAGCCAAGATTAATGATATGCTTTTAGAGTTGAACATAAAAACTGTGTTCGACTTGCCGCCGCAAGTGGAGGAGGTTCTCAAAAAAGAGAATCTAATCTGACACCTGCGGTCAGGGAAGAGTAAGAGGTTCGATTCCTACCACATGGAATTATTTGGCAATAGCCATCTACGCCCAAATGAACTAAGGAACTAGATGCTTGCTTCTGTCATAAGAGGAACTTTTTGCTTTTTGTTAGGGAGCCTCCCCTAATTGCTGACAGAGAAAAACATTAGGCATCAACATTGTTAGTTGTTCGTTGTCATTTGCATAGAATGGACCGCATGGGATATTCGTTTGTTTTTCTTGCTCTTCCCATTTTTTCCTTGACTCTCCCTCCTACTTTGCTATACTAATAATGTAATTGATGATTAACCCTTGCCGAGATGACTATGGCTATAAATGATAAATCAATTTTTGTTGGTGATGCAGTCAGATTGACTGGTAAGACCAGACATGGTAAAAATCGTATTCGTGAGAATGGCGATATGTGGGAAGTCATCACTATCGATGGCAAAGAAAGTTCAGTTCTTTCTACTAAGATCTGCGTAGTTCCTATGGCAGAAGGTCGTAGAGAGAACTGGCGTTGGCTTGATCTTCCAGAAGATGAGCATATGGAAATTGAAATCATTGATAATGAGGTAGTATTATGAGTGAAGAAAGATTAGAACATTCAATTGCATTGGTTCTTGCACGTTGGATGGGTGGTGAGAATTTGAGAGAAGCAACTGAAGAGGTTGTCAGAATGGCAAGACTTTATTATGAAACTGGAACAATCGAAGAGGTAGAATAATATGGATGCATTCCGCAGATCGGTATTGAAGCAGATTGAAGAACTTTCTAAAAAGTTGGAATCAACTAAATCAATGGTTGACTTTGAACCCGAATGGTCTGAACCAGTTCCTATTGAGAAAGCAAAAGTGAAAGGCGGTTTAGGTGTTTACAAAATGATCTACGGACCCACCAAAGAAATCATGTCGATTGGTCAAGGACATGTCGGACAGAGAAAGTCTAGACATCTTGGAGTGTTTCGAAATGGAGGTGTTGACATGGTTTCTCCAAATGGTCATGTATCTCCCTCCCAGACTGGTAAGAAAATGTTTGCTTATGATGCAGATATTGATAACTGGTATTTTTCTTATTGTCTTGTTCCCAACAAATCAATTTGTGCAGAGTATGAATTACAGTTGCAGTTTGAGATGGAACCAAGATTTAATGAATTGAGTATGGCTGGAAATAACTAGGAAAAAGTTGGTTTTATTCCAAAAAAGCCTTGACAGTTTTCATGAATTTGCTATTATATAAGCATGTTGAGTGAGTCATTAACCCTTTCCAGAAACAATCATTATGGGACAGTCATGAATATAGAATGTAGAAGAGGTGTGGCCCTTTCAGTAATTGAGGGTATGATCGGTTGGACATTTGCCGTTGGCATTGTTTATCTTAACTTTGTAATTGCTTTCTCTCTCTAAGGAGTTCATATGAGTACAAATGCTTTAGTTGCTTACACAAGAAGTGATGGTTCAATTGTTTCAAGTTATGTTCATTATGATGGTTATGTAACTGGTCTTGGTGAGACCTTGCTTGAGCATTACAATGATGACAAATCAGCATTGGGTGTTTCAGTCGGCGGTTATTACTCAAGTCTTTCTGAAGATATTGATGCTTCACTTGAGAATTCGGTTCATACTGAAGAACCTGAGATGTTTGATTCTTTCAACGAGTTTCGAGATTATGTTGAAGAAAATAGTCATCTTGAATTTTGTTACTTGTGGTTAGATGGTCGTTGGATTTATTCTAGTTGGACTTCTACTACAACTGGTGTTGGTCGTTATACCGAGTGGCATACATCTTTCAATGGGTTTGCTGAGTTAATTCCTGCGTATGTCAGAGAAGGTTGGAAGTTGGTGAATCGTTATCGAGACATTGCCCTTGAAGATAATCGGGATACTGCCGAGTATGCTGAGTTGGCATACGAACTTGAAGAACGAGTCACCCGTTGGAATGAAATTGGTGTTAGCAACATCGCCAGAGAATACATGGCGGCATAAATAATTTTATGTCTTATTCTAGATGGATCAATTCTCATTTTTATACCTACTGGTGTAGTTCTAAAGTCTATGACAAGCATGATGAACTTTTTGCTTGTCATGCTACTTTAGACGGTCAGCATATGTTTACGTATACAGAATGCAAAGAATTTATCGAAGAACCTTTTAAACTTGTAAGTAGAATAAAAGATGTTTCATTAACCGATAATGATGTGAAAGAAATTATAGGTTACATGTCAGAGTTTATTTCCGATGTAGATTTAAGTTACGAGAAGAAATTAATTGAGTTGCGAGGAGGACAATAATGTTCAGTCAAAAGTGAATGGATCATTATGAACAAGTCAGGATGACTCGTACAGAACATTTCTTATATGCGTGGTCTAAGATACCAATTATATTTAAAATGACCTTAGCATTGATTATACACAGTTTTGCTCCTAGATTTTTTACAACTTATTATAGCGACAAACTCAAGGAATTGAATGAGAAATAAGGCATGGCGTAGGAAACAAGAAGTTAGAAAAAAGAAAAAGGTAGTTAGAGAATATTATAATTGGTGGGGTGATTGGGACTCAAGGTCAATTGGTTTGAAATCACATACTCCATGTAGATGTAGTTGTTATATGTGTGGAAATCCACGTAAACATTATAATGAAAAAACTAAAAATGAAAGAATGCATGAATTGTTGGAGCCCTTATAAAAAACGAAATAAGGTCTTCTGTAGCCGTAAGTGCTATAATATTTGGAGAATGACTAGAAAATTATAATGAAAATTAAAATCGGACCATACAGGAAGAATCGTGCTTTCAATATTCACATTGATGATTTTGATGTTTGGAGTTTGGATTATACACTTGCTTGTATCATCCATCCTGCTCTTGTTCGTTTAAGAGAGACAAAACACGGTTATCCAGAACTTTGGGAAGACGGCATGGTTACTCATCATAACTATGACCGTCAATTGCATTTTGATTTTATTGATGAAGAGGTTGAGACAAAATATCTAATTGAAAAATGGAATGATATAATGGATAAAATGATTTATTCCTTTGGAATCATAGTAGATCATCATGACGATTGGAATTATATGTCTCCACAAGAATGGGATAAAGTTCAAGAAGGTCTTGATTTGTTTGCAAAACATTATACTTCACTTTGGGATTAATTTTGTTTTTCTATATAAATATTTTGTTAAGAGGAATAAAAAAATGTAAATAGGTAAGAGGAGAATAAATGAATAAGCATGTTGAAGAAATTTATTCTCAAATCAAAGTTTTAAGTGATAAAGATGTAGACAATCTTTACCAATTATTGTATGATGTAAAGATAAAAAGAAATAGAGATAAATTTGAACTTAAAAATAAAATTTTAAAAATATTAAATAATAAAAAAATGAAAGAAAATAAAATTGGATCATCTAATGTATGAAAAATTTTTGAGATCTATAAAAAATTGTAGTGACAATAGATTAGATGAAATAATTAATGAAGCAACCAAAGAAAGACAACATAGACAGGATCACTATAAGTCGATTAAAGATTTATCTGAAAAAATATCTAACTTAGAAAGTGATTGGTAATGTTAGATTGGATTATTAATAATATTAATTTATTGACAAATAAAAATAAAAATGTCATAATTTACCCTGACACTCTTGAAAAGCGAAATCGTAGATTAGAAGAAACAACAACTGATCCCATTTACGAAAAAATAGAGAGAGATGGACAAGAACGAAGAGATTAATTTTTGGATTAATCAATTAAAACTTTATGAAGATGAGTTACATAGACAGGAGACAATGGAAGAAAGAGCAATTGTAAGACGAGACATTTATAAAACCCGTATAAAGATAAACGAGTTAGTCCGTGATCTTACAGATTAGCATAGTAGCAATTGCAATATTATTAAGTTCATGTGTATCGAGAGCAACTTGTTGGAAGATAATAAATGGCGGTCAATGTGTGCCCATTCAATCATACGAAGAATGGAACAAATGTGTCATGCCTTGTGAAAACATAATTATAAGAAGTAAATCAAAACCTTACAATCCAAATGACTGGGTTAGACCGAGACCATATGCATATCCATGAATATTCTATCGAGACATTATATCACATAAAATGTGGTGAATGTCACAACTGGTGGAGTTATGCCCACACCCCTGACCTCACCTTTATTACAAATCATGATCCCAGATCATTCGCTAAAGACAGAAAAATGCACTGCCCGCATTGTGGAGTAGAAGGTGTATTGAAAACGATACAATGAAAAAATTAATAGTCATAATGTTGTTTTTACCTTCACTCTTATGGGCACACCCAGACGGTGCAACACCTTATTGGTACCCTGCAACATATATTTACGGGTTTGTAGAGGGATGTTGGAAAACAGTTGAAGAAAATCAATCATTGGCGAAAAGCATGTGGCCAGATGATATACGAGCAGTTTGTGGTTGTGCTATTGATGCGATTAGACATGCAATGCCTTTCCATGAAGCAGAGAGCCCAGATGCAGAGACAAAAGCAAAATTTGATTTCATTACTCAAGGTGTGCTTCCACAATGTATAATGGAAGTTGAAGCAGGTATCATGTTACGTAATGGTGAGAAATGAATATATGGGTAGAATATTACAAGTTTTCTGATGATAGAAAAAACAATCATGCTCAAATGAAAGAGCAGGCAAAATGGACACCACCTGACCCAAGTATAGTTCATAAAAGATTTTGTCAAACAAAAAAAGAAGCACAAGAATTAGCAAAGAGAATGTTTGAGGATGGGTATCATGTTACAATTAAAACAGATGGTATTGTATAAACTCCCTCGTAGTTCAGTGGTAGAACGGTAGACTGTTAATCTGCTTGTCGTTGGTTCGAATCCAGCCGAGGGAGCCAGATTAAATAAATAAATTAAAACCTTTAACATATAAAAAATATGTCAAAAAAGAAAAAATTTAACATAACATCGGAAGAACTTTCTATTAAAGTTCAAGAGTATTTGGATAAAGGTGGCAAAATAAAAAAATATGAATGTTCTGTACCTGAAAATGCGAATTCTATTAAAAGAGAGAAAGAAGAATTTATTGTGGATGTAACTAATTATTCATGATCGTAAAATTTTCAATTTTTTTAACTTTAATTTTAGTTATATTAAAACTTACAAATAATATAGATTGGGATTGGACTTTGATAACCCTTCCAGTATCAATTTCAATTGTTACTGGTATTTCTATTTTTTGTATTAGTCTTTTACTAAATAAAATTGAAAATAGTATTAAGGAATAATGTGCCAAAAAAACCTAAAAAAATGACAAAAAAAGAAGCACATCAGTATATCAGTGCTTTAGATGAAGCCCCTCATATTATAAAATCAGCAAGAGAAATGATATCAAAATTACCAAAAGGTGAAATTAGAGATGATTTGATTAGAAAATTTTTAAATCTTAAAAAGGCATTAATTTCATTAGATGTAAAATTAGAAGATATTGAATGGTCAATTTGTCAAAAAATGGTAAAAGAATTAATGAATGAATAAGTTTTAACGATGGCGCAGGGTTGGTCCTTGTAGATATCGGATCTGCACCCCCGCTACAAGGACCGCGCCCCTATAAGGATTATAATGGCAAAAGCAAAAGAAACTAAATTAAAAAATAATACCTATAAAAGAACTTCTATAGGAAATTCTAGATGGTCTAGACCAAAAAATAAAAATAAACGTAAAAATTGGAAACGATATCGTGGCCAAGGAAAATAATTTTTATTTTGAAACTTTATGTGAGTATAAACGCCCTGATGGTACCAGGGGTTGGATACTTCAAATCAAACCTAAACCAAAAGAGGTTGAATGAAAGGTACACAAGCAAAACGCTTGAGACAAGAATCCGCAATTAAGCGGATAGAAAAACAGATTGAGGCTCACAAAGCCGATAATCTTCTCACCAAACGTATCCTTGAAGATAAGGATCTGAAAAAAACTTCTGATGAGATTGAAAAGATCCGTAAGAAGAAAATCTCCAGTCTTGAGACTACTGTTCTCAATACAAAATCAAACATGGGCAGATAAAAAAAATCGTGCCCTCATAGTTTAATGGATAAAACAAAAGACTTCTAATCTTTCGATCTAGGTTCGATTCCTGGTGAGGGTACCATTTTTAGTTTGTATAAATACAATTACACTTATTAAAAATAAGTGAGTTGAATAAGATTTGCAATGGATTGTAAACTAAACGGAGTATATATGGGATTTTTGCAAAAAATCCTCTGTATATTGACCGCACTCGCAATTTATCCTGCTACAATTGTAATTCCTAAACAAGACAAATTTGACAGGCAGATATTCTTTCCTAGAGAAGGGCGAGTGTTTGAATTTAGACAGTATGAGTCAGTTGCAGAGAGAAGAAAACAAATTTCATGTTTACAAAAGAATGTTTATTTTGAAGCCGCAGTAGAATCTACGGCAGGTAAACTTGCAGTAGCACACGTAACTTATAACAGGGTTAAAAACAAATATTTTCCAAATTCTTTTTGTGAAGTAGTATATCAAGGTAGACATCATGCATCAGGTCATCCTAAAAAGAACCAGTGCCAATTTTCGTGGTACTGTGACGGAAAGCACGATGTTCCTTATCCAGGTCCAACATGGAAAAAGACAAAAGAATTAGCAACATGGTTTTATGACAATAAAGATAATATCAAAGATATTACAGATGGAGCGTTATACTATCATGCTGATTATATTCCAGATCCTAGATGGGCCGTGTCAAATAAAACACAAAAAACAGTACAGATAGATACTCATATATTCTATGCGAGAAAAGACTTTATGTTTTAAATTATAATGGAGCATTATGAAAAAAGGTGACGTTGACATTCCACAACATAAGCCTGGTAACATGGCTGAAAACTCCATGGGAGGAACAGAACTTCTAACCATGGAGTTATTCAAAAGACTTCCTGAAGAGTACAAAGAAAAATTTCAGTTCGTCATATCAAGAAAATATGAACTTGAAGATAAACCTAGATTGTATTGGATTCACGATTTAGCATTGGATCCTGCTCATAGTTTTTTAACAGAACCAGCAGAATTATCTAAATTTAAAAAGTTGATTTTTGTTAGTCATTGGCAACAACAACAATTTGATACTTTGTTAAAAATTCCTTACTCTATGGGAACTGTAATAAAAAATGCTATTGACCCTATACCCAAACATCAAAAAACAAAAAGTGATAAATTACAATTGATGTATTGTTCTACTCCTCAAAGAGGATTAGATGTTTTATTAACTGCATTAGATATGATTGATAGAGATGATTTTCATCTTCATGTTTTTTCTAGTTTTAAAATATATGGTTGGGAACAAAACGATGAACCTTTTAAAAAATTATTTGAAAAATGTGAATCCGATTCAAGAATTACTTATTATAGTTCTATTCCATATGACGAATTGAGACAACATTGGACAAATATGCACATATTGGCATATCCATCAACGTGGCAAGAAACATCATGTCGAGTAGCAATGGAAGCAATGACGGCTCATTGTGCAATTGTTACTTCTAATTGGGGTGCTTTGCCAGAAACATGTGGTGAATATGCTTACATGTATACCTATGATGAAAATAAATTAAAACATGCAGAAAAATTTGCTGATCAATTAGAAGATGTCATGGATTCATATTGGACTGATGATGTACAAAAAAATCTTGACAACGCCCAAGAATATTCGTATACTCATTACAGTTGGTCAAAACGCATAGAGCAATGGACCGGTTTTCTTGACAACCTCATATATGAGATTGATAATGGCTAAATTGCAAAGAAAAAAAATTAAAAAAGTTGTTGGTAGTGGTAGGTCTTTCGATGAACAAAAGATGGGTACTGAACCTGTCTTTGACGAGACTTCTACACAAACTGACATAATGAATGCTATGAATTGGTATGGTTACTTTTACGAAGCCGATCAATCTAAGAAATGGCTTGTTGAATATATGAAGTTTGTTGGTTATGACAAAGAAGAAATCAAATTAGTGAAAACTTCGCCTTGGGGTAAGTCTGGTATTTTTGTTGACGGTGAGCAAGTAATTAATTTGAGAACTTCTGGTTTTATTGGTCGTATGATTATGCGAGGTTTGAAAAATCTTCCAGAAAACTTTGCTGATAAACTCAACTATTACATTGAGTACAGTAAGTCTATTTCAAGAATGACCAAACCAAAGAAAGAAGAAACTTCACAATCAACATATAAACCATCAATACAAGATCATATCAGAGAACAGGTTATGGGTCTCTGTGGTGAAATTGAAGGTGCTATAGATGATTTTTTTGACAATAGTTGCACACCTACAATCGATATATATGATTGGTTGGTTCAGAATGAAGTAAAAGGTTTGATAGCAAAACGTGTTGGTGAAGAATTTATGCCAACATTATCAAAAATAAATAATATTTGGGATGATGAATTAGTTGCTGAAGAATATTCCCATCTTAAAAAGAAACAAATTCTAGCCTTTCAGAAATTTCTTCAGACAATTGTTGATGATTGTCTTAGGTATTCTGCAAATCAAAATGCACAAAGAAAACCTAGAAAGAAAAAACCTGTTACTGCACAAAAGCAAGTTTCTAAGTTAAAGTATAAGAAGCAAGACGATACCTACAAAATTGCTTCTATCAATCCAATTGAGATTGTTGGTTGTGAAAAACTTTACGTATTCAATACAAAGAATCGTAAATTAGGTGTGTACGAATCGGAAAGTCGTAATGGCTTGTCTATCAAAGGTAGTACGATTCAAGGTTTCAATTCTTTGACTTCCAAGTGCAAAAGAGTACGTAAACCAGAAGATGTCTTGACAAAGATTCTTAATGGTGGTAAACTTGCAGTTCGCAGACAATATGAATCAATCAATTCAGTTGAAAAAGATTTGACTGGTCGTATTAATGATGAAACAATTCTTCTTAAAATTATAAAATGAAAGGTTGATATGAATGAATGTAAATATCTCTATGTTGTTAATGATGGTGAACTCGAGGTCGAAAGTGATCTTGAGGCAAACGATTTTATCATTGCAAATAAGGATGGTATGATCGATGACATGCGTTCGGTTAGAGAATTGACTTCCTTGGAGCAAGTCGTATCCCCTGTTGAATCCTACAAAATAGTATTATGATATTACTTGATTATTCTCAGATCGTCATTGCAAATGTAATGATGAATACCAAAATGATGTCTGAAGATTTTATCAGACATTCCGTTCTTAATACGATCAGAATGTATCACACAAAATTTAAAGATGATTTTGGCGAAATGATTTTATGTTGTGATGGGTCTAATAATTGGCGTAGAGATACGTTTAAATATTATAAAGCATCGAGAAAAACAACAAGAGAAAAATCCGATTTTGATTGGAAAGAATTATTTCGTTTGTTGCATCAAATTAGAAGTGAGATAAGTGAAAATTTCCCTTATAAAGTAGTGCATATAAATAAGGCAGAAGCGGATGATATTATCGCAACTCTTGTTATGAAACGAGAACAAAAATTAAATGGTGTTTTATCTGAACCTGAACCAGTTTTGATATTATCAAGTGATAAAGACTTTTTACAATTGCAAAAATTTGAAAATGTTAAGCAATATTCTCCTCTGAAGAAAAAATTTATTTCTACAGAAAATCCAAATACTTTTCTTAAAGAGCATATATTAAAAGGTGATGTCAGTGATGGTGTTCCCAATTTTCTTTCATCTGATGATACATTTGTTTCTGATAAAAGACAAAAACCTCTTGCAAAGAAAAAACTTTCCGTATGGTCTGAACTTGATCCTGATGTATTTTGTGAAGGTGAAATGTTAAGAAACTATAGAAGAAATGAGATGTTAATAGATTTGACTAAAATACCAGACTGGTTGCAGGAAAATATTGTGAATGATTATGCATCACAACCTAATATAGGAAGATCTAAACTTTTCAATTATTTTGTTAAACATAAATTAAAAAATTTAATGGAGCATATTAATGAATTTTAGGGGAATGTATGGCTAAAATGACTTTTGAATATTTTCAAGAATTAGAAAAATTAAAAGATAAAAATGAAATTATAAATTTTTTAAAAACGGCAAGCATTACGATAAAAGAAGTTATTAATATAAATTTTAATGAAAATGTTGTATTAGCCTTACCTCCAGGTACTCCTGATATTGAACGTAAAGAGCATCTTCATGATGGTGCCACATTAAATCATGAAATAAAAAAAATGTATCTTTTTGTTGAAAGCATGTCACCAAATGTAACTAAACTCAAAAGAGAATCTTTATGGTTACAATTATTAGATATATTGCATCCAGACGAAGCAGACGATTTGGTTCAAATGAAAGATAAAGTATTACATAAGAAATATAAAAATTTATCACAAGAAAATTGTCATTTAGCATTTCCTGAGTTTGTTGCAAAACCTAAAGGTCCCGAGAGAGATAGTAAAGGAAGATTTATTAAAAAGGAAAATAAATGAAAGTTTTGATGACATGTGCGGGTTTAAATAATGAGTTAAGACCAATAACAGATAGAATTAATAAATGTTTAATAGAAATAAATGGAAAAACAATACTTAGATCTAATTTAGATTGGTTACAAAAATATGACATAGATGAAGTTGTAATTAGTACAAAATATAATCATAATCAAATAGAAAGAGAATTAAAAAATTACATATCAAAATTTTCTATTAATTTGCATCATTTAAAAGAAATGACTGATACTATGCATATTTTAAAAAATTTAAGTTATAAATTTGAAAATGATTTTATTTTTATGCATGGTGATAACTTATACAATTTTGATTTGGATGATTTTTTAAAATTTCATAAAAATTCAAAAAAAGATTTAACTATTCTTGCACATGAAACTCAAAAAGATTATAAAAATAAATCAATTATTAAATTGAATTCTGATGAAACAAAAATTGAAAAAATAATTCCTAGAAGTCAAGGTAAATTTGTAAATAAAGTTTTAGCAACATCTGGTTTTCTTGTTGCTAAAAAAATAAATTATGATATAATCCATAAAAACGATAAAAAAGTATTTGATCATTTTTTACCAAAAAATGTAGATAATATTAATTTTTTTAAATCTAATTCTGTAAAATTTTTCAACAATATTGAAAGTTTATGAATGTCTTTTACTTAGATAAAAATCCTAAGTTGGCGGCAGAATTTCATTGCGATAAGCATGTAGTTAAAATGCTTATCGAATATGCACAACTTATGAGTACGGCTCATCGTGTTATGGACGGTGAAGAATGGTATGATAGAACCGCAAATAATAGAAGAATTAAAAGATGGAAACATCCTGATTCCGAGATGGATAAGATATTGTATCTTGCTTCTCATGTAAATCATCCAAGTGGTATTTGGCTTAGAAAAAGTACAAAACACTATGATTGGTTATATGAAATGTGGCTTCATCTTCATGATGAATTTGTTTCAAGATACAATAAAAAACATTTGTCAAATACTAAACTTACAGAAATACTTTGTAAATATCCTGACAATATGCCAACTCTTCCTTGGGAAGATCCACCACCAGCAATGCCAGATCATTGTAAAATACATAATGATTCATTGGCCTCATATCGCAAATATTACATAACTGAAAAAGTTAGATTTGCGACTTGGAAAACAGAAACACCTATTTGGTTTAAGGAAAAAAATGCCGACTTATGTTTTCAAATGTGAAAAATGTGAAAATGTTTTTGAAGAAAGTTTAAAATATGAAGATAGAGATTCGCCTACAGAACATCTGTGTCAAAAATGTGATGGAAATGTAATTAGAATTCCTGCGATGCCTCTTTTTGCTTATGATAATGTTGGTAGTAAAAAACCAGATAATGCGTTCAATGATAAATTGAAAGAAATAAAGAGGACACATTATGGAAGTACCATCAACCCAATCGAATAATTTTATTCATGAAAATATTTTAGGTGACATTGAACTTGATACTATAACAGAAAATGGTAAAAGGTGTTATGTCACGCCTACAGGTGAAAAATATCCATCAGTTACTACAATTCTTTCCGATTATAAGAAAGACTCTATTATAGAGTGGAGAAAAAGAGTTGGCGAAAAAGAAGCCAACAAGATTTCTACTCAAGCATCTCGCCGAGGTACAAAAGTTCATAAATTATGTGAGGATTATCTCAATAATGAACTTTCCACAAAAGAATATACTCCTGACAATATAGAAATGTTTAGATCAATTCAAAGTATTCTTGATGACATTGAATTGGTTTATGCACAAGAAAGAACTTTATTTTCTCATCATTTGAAAACTGCTGGTAGAGTTGATTGTGTTGGTAAATTTCGTGGTAAGAGACATATTATTGATTTTAAGACTTCAAGTAAGCCTAAGAAAAAAGAATGGATTGACAATTATTTTATGCAAGGATCGGCGTATTCTGTAATGTGGGAAGAGATGACAAATATTCCTATTGCTTATATTGCAATTATAATTGCAGTTGCAGATGATCATCCACAAGTTTTTATAGAACATAGAGATAATTGGATTAACAAATTCATAGAAATAAGAGGTAAATATGTCTGATGAAATTAAAATTTATCCAAACGACATTCAAAATTTAGAATATTCAAAAACACCGGAAGGTAAAGATTGGTTAAAAAGACTAAACAATAATAAAAAATATTGTCTTGAAGTCAACAAAAATACAAGGAGCGGATATTATTACCACTATTGCGTAGAAAATATACCAGGTAGTTCTGAGTATAAAAAACCATATCTGAAATACGATAATATTAATTATGATTATCTGAAATTTTTAGATTTAAAAATTTATCAAGGATGCTTTGACGAAGAATCATATAAACATGTTTTAAAAAACTTTTTAGTCAATAGGAAATGCTATGAAATATTTTACTCAAAAAGTTTAACAAAGTACAAAAGATTACATGTTACTTGTTGTCAACATGCTATAAAAGAATATAAAATGTTAAATGATTTTATAAATTTACATTTAGATGAAATACCTGATGGTACAATTTGTGCTGATTATAATTATTTGAATGTGGCTTTAAAAATAAAAGATAAAACAGATTTTGAAAATTTCATAAAAAATGATTCTAAAAATAGTAAAAAATTTCCAGTAATAGAATATAGAGTTTCTTCTTCAGATGACGTAGGTGATGGTGCATGGAATTTTAATAATTTAATATACTATAAACATTTTATAAATGATTCTTCTATATTTTTTGATGAAGATCATCATAAAGACGACCGAAAAGGTACAGGTTTTTTTCTAAAAAGAAGCACTGGTCGACCAGTGCATGGAACTAAAAGTTTACCTTTTGGTGTAATTTATGATGGTTTAGTATGATATGATTTAATACATTTCTCAAGGAATTTATGCAAGAAAACTTAAATTTGCACATAATAAAATCATCAGAATTAGCAGGAAAATGTCAAAGAAATTGGATCGATGAGCCAATTGATGAATTTGATTTGAGAACGATAGTAAATTCTGCAATGAATATGCCCACAAAACAAAATGTGAAAATGTATGAATTGGTAGTCGTACAAGATAAAAAAGCTAGAGAGTTTTTATATGATAGTTCAGGCGTTCCTGAACTTAATGATTTTACACGATGGAGGAATGGCCAAATGTTGGCTCCTACTATTTTAATGTGGTTTATATCTACTAACATTCCCGAATTTCATGAAGCCGAAGATTTTGATATTTCTACACAACATCGAGATTCAATTAATTTAAATACAGGAATATCAATGGGGGCCGCCGCATTGACTGCGACTCAATTAGGGTATAATGTAGGATTTAATTGTTGCGGTGATAATGAGTCATATGGCCAATTAGGCAGGACAGTGAATAATGGTTTTAATGATTATTCTTTTATATGTGCCCTTGGAATAGGAAAACCGATGAAAGAGTTTTCTAGAAATATTGTTCCTAAAAATAAAAATTTAAATATTGATTTAACGGTGGCTACTGAAGAACATAAAAAAGAAAAAACAATTTATTATATATGATTAAATGGGGAACTACTTTTGGTTCTCATGATGGTGCATTAGCGGTTTTTCAAGATGATGAACTTGTATTTGCATCAGATGCAGAACGATGGTCGAGAAAGAAAAACGATCCTACAATACCTGACAACCTAATTAGATTTGCAGAAGATAATTGGGGCATACCTGATCAGGTTCATTTTTACGAAGATTATACTCTTAAAACACAACGTAGAGAGTTTGCTGGTCAAAGTCCTCTGAAACCTATACAGTTCAAATACAATACAATTAGTCATAATCATCATTGGTCTCATGCTCGTTATGGTTATTGGACATCTCCGTTTGATGAGTGTACAGTTCTTGTTGTTGATGCAATAGGTGAATGGGACACATTGACACAATGGAAAGTCAAGAACGATTTTGAATGTGTGAAGAGATGGAGATATCCAAAGTCAATAGGTCTATTCTATTCTGCAATGACACAAGCGGCTGGTTGGAAACCTAATGAAGAAGAATATATTCTCATGGGTGCTTCAGCAGTTAAAAAACACAAAATTGAAAATTACAATATTGTCAAAGAGTTGTGGGATAATGGTGCAAATTTTCATACAGGAATAAATATAAATTTTGATAAGTTTGAGATTGCATCAATAGCACAAGAAATTTACGAAGAAGAGTTTAAGAAAATTATCGATGAGATAGAAGATGATAATCTTGTGTTTGTAGGTGGTTGTGCATTAAATGTCTCTGCAAATCGATTTCTCACAAAGTTCAATACATTTATACCATGCAATCCAGGTGATGGTGGATCTGCAATAGGTTGTGTGATTGACAGAAAGATACCTGCAAATGCATATCTAGGTTATGAAATACCTGGCGAATATCCTGTAACAGAGATCATAAAAGAGTTAAAAGAACGAGGTATTGTAGGTGTTGCTAAAGGAAGAGCAGAATTTGGTCCAAGAGCATTAGGTAATAGATCATTATTAGCAGATCCATCTATTTTCAATATGAAACATCGTGTTAATTTAGTTAAAGGCCGTGAAGAATTTAGACCATTTGCACCTATGATTTTAAAAGAAGATGCTGATTTATTTTTTGAAGAGGGTATTTCATCACCTTTTATGAATACAATTAGAAAAGCAAAACTTATAACATTGAAAAAATATCCAAGCATAGTTCATCTTGACGGCACTTCAAGATTACAAGAGGTAACAGAAGAACCACACAGAACATTATTGAAAGAATGGAAAAAAGAAACAGGATGTCCGATGCTATTGAATACATCACTCAATGTAAAAGGTGAACCTATTGTTAATACAGAAGAAGATGTTAAAAATTTTGAGAGAAAAACAGGTGTAAGAGTCTTTTGACATGAAAATGAAAACTCGTTTTTTAAACGATTCAGATACTAAATTTGTGAGTGATTTTTGTGATGCATGTAAACAATTAGGATACTATAATAATTCTTCTTTAGAAAACATGAAATGGTATTGGAAAGATGTTAAATGGGTTGGAACATTTAAAGATGGAAAGATTATATCACTTAGCGGTATACATCCGTTTTTAGAAATGGGTGAAAATGCGTTTAGAATTATGTTTAGAGGAGCATCATTACCTGGATATAGTTCAACATTTCTGAATTTCGAACAAGTACCATTAAAAATACAATATGCTCTTTTATTATGTGAGAAACCTACTTTTTATGTCACATTTAATACATCAAAAAATACAGGAGCGAAAAGTTATAGAATGTCTAAAGCAATAAGTAGAAGAAATGATTTTTCTTTTGTAAAACATATGAATTACTTCAATACCATGCAAGAAATTTGGAAATATGAAAATAACAATATTCACTAGTGGAAGCACAGGTGAACAAAAAGCAGTAACACATAATGAAACCGATTTTTATAAACCTGCACAGTTTTTATGTAACAAATGGAAATTAGATTCAAATGATATTATTTTAAATCCTTTCCCCACATGGACAATAGCACATTGGGCTTTCTGTTTTTTTCCTGCACAATTATCAAATTGTGAAGTTATCAACATTAATTTTGAACCTAAAAAATTTTGGAAACAAGTCGATGAAATAAGACCTACAGTTCTTACATTAGCAGTTAGAACAATGAACACGATGTTAAAATTGGAAACTCCAAATTTAACATTTATGAAAAATTTATGTACAGGTTCTGCACCTGTTACAGAACATCATCTAAGCATGATGAAAAAAACGGGGGCACAAAATTTATGGAATATTTACGGTTCTTCAGAATGTATACCTCCCGTAATGATGACTCAAGGAGTGTGTTTTGATTTTAAAGATACACCTTATTATTTGGAATACGATCAATCTCTTATTGTTGATGGCTTTGATACTGAAGATATTTTTATAGATAACCAATGTTTAAGCAGACCAAACTTAAATGAAACATGGAAATCTAAATGAATTTCTTGTGTAAACATCCTTTTATATACGTATCTATCACACCTGATGGTCATTATCAACTATGTCCTCATTCAAAAAAATTGAATCCAATTCATAATACAAAAAATACTTCATTACATGATTTTTTCTATAGTGAATATTCAAATAGTATAAGAGAGGATATGTTGGATGGTGTTATGAGTGATGATATTAAAGATATGTGTAGTGAATGCATAAATTTAGAGAAAAATAATTTACCATCACATAGAAGAATGTTATCTGATTTTAAAAAACCAGAAGTGGAAATTATTCATTTAAATAATATTGGTACTAAATGTAATTTAAAATGCATTAATTGTGGACCTGAAAGGTCATCTACATTCGGGCCTTTGATTGATAATTGGAACGAATTTGATTTAAGTCAAATTAAGAACATTAAAGAAATATGGGCTATAGGCGGAGAAGCCTTATTGATGAAAAGAACCAAAGACATTGTTGAACAATCGAGTAATGATTCAACAGTATATATTGTTACTAATTCAACAACATTCCCTAAATGGATTTTAGATTATAAAGAAAAAATAACCATTGTCATGTCTATTGACGGAATCGGAAAGGTCGATGAATATATACGAACAGGAACCATTTTTTCGAAAAAGATGAAAAATATGGATAAATTTGTTGAAAATTTTAATCATAGATTTGTTTTTACTTTGAATATGATTAACTATAGGTATATGAATGAAGTAATAGATTTTTTAAAAGACAGATATGATTATGATCTAAATGTGATAAACAGATTGCAAAACCCCCCTTTTTTAGATTGTGTTAATGTACCTGGTAATCATATAGGTCAACCGAATCATGATATTTTTTTGAAGGGTATTAGATTTTTAAAATTTTATGATATTGAAAACGGTAAAAATTTACTTGATATATGTCCTGAATGGCAAACATTTTATGAAAAAGAAAATCCTCAACCTCACAATTTTTCCATGGCAAACTTAACAATGGATATTCCACCATTAACCATTTATGATAGAAATGAATTAATAAATGTCTAAAATTTTTGATAATGGTTATTATATTTTTGACATACCAGAAAAATGGTCATTTGATGGTGAAAATGTAAATGAATATGAAGATTTATTATTTAATGATAATTGGTATTGGAAATGTAAGATACAGAAAAATGTAAAAAATAAATCAATTTTGAATATTTTTAATAAATATGAGCCAATTATCGCAGATATTATACGGAAAGATTATGGCATAGATTTTACAATATCTACTGAATTATCTTTGACCTCTATCATATATTATGATGAAAAAAAATCATCACATGACATACATAAAGATTATGGTATTTTTACTATGCTTTTGAACGATGATAGTCCCAATTGTTTATTTTATCTTGATGAAACTTGGAAACTTATGAATATAAATAAGAATAGTATTGTTATATTTGCAGGTGAAGAGTTGGAAAAAATATGTGATGTATCTGCAATAGAGCATAAGGTAGAAAAATCAGAAAACTTTTGTAGATTTTCTGCTACCAGAATAGTTTGGCCTGTAAATAAAAAAGATGAATTGGCTAATAAAAAATTAACTTGGATTTAATATGTCAAATATAGAAACAAATCCCTATGATAAAGTTGCACGAGAGATATTAGACACTGGTTGGTTTGAAGATAGTAAATCAGATTATAATTCGATGTTTTTCAAACACGTAACTCATAGTGGAGAATTACATGTTCTTGACATAGGTTCACACTTGGGTCTTTGGGCTTTGAGAATTTTAGAATATTCTAAAAATAATAATATCAGTACAAAAATGTTATGCGTAGATCCCTGCATAGATTCAACAGATTCTTTTGAATCTAATACTAGTGAATATTCTTCTCTAATAGAACATTTTGAGTTGGCGATAACCGATGAAACTGAAAATACTCTTTATATCAAACACCTTGAACAAAACAGTTTAGGTTCAATTCAGATTTCTCCTATGATTCGAAATACTATAGTTGATGAAATGGCGGTGTCAGGTCCTCCAGGTCCAGATTTGTATCCTAATGAAATAGTTTTAGGTGTTGCTCAGACTGTGACCGCTCAAAAAATAATAACAGAATATTCTCAAAACATTTCACCATCTTCTTTGAATGCGGTAGTGTGTTATGCCTGTGGTTATGAATATCAGATTTTAAAATCTTTACAATTTTTGTTTAACTCTAGTCAGCCTATTGCATATATCTTTCAGTTATATGACAACACATTGCAACAATGTGGTTCTTCCTTGAGTGAGGTATTAAGTTATATGGAATCTCACGGATTTAATTATGAAAAAACAAATTTGCATTATGCAATTTCCCATAACAACAATCATTTGGATCATACTTATTATACCTTTTATAAATGACTTAAATTAATGTGATTATTGATAAAGACCCTGATAATTTACCTTCATCTACTTTTTGTGCATTGCCTTGGATGCACATCTCTACAAGACCGAATGGACATATGCGTGTATGTTGTACTGCAAATGCATCTGCCGTTCAAGACAAAGATTCAACAAACAAAACAGTTTCAGAAGCAGGTGTGCTTAGAAGAGATGACGGCAAACCTGCTAATCTAGCAACAACAAGTTTGCTTGATGCTTGGAACAACGAGTACATGAAGTCGGTTCGCAGAATGATGTTAAAGGGTGAAAAACCTGATTCATGTCTTAAATGCTTTAAGGAAGAAGATGCAGGTCATAGAAGCAAAAGACAATGGGAAACGGCTAAGTGGGTACATGAACTTGGTCTGGAAGACATTATTGGTGAGACTCAAGAAGATGGATCCATTCCGCCTAGAGTCAGATATATTGATTTGCGCCTGGGTAGTAAGTGCCAGTTGGCATGTGTTATGTGTAGTCCTCATGACTCTTCTTCTTGGGTGAAAGAATACAAACAAATTTATCCTGAATTAAAGAATAGCAGATTAAGAGATTCGCAAGAATGGGAAAAAGACTCTGGTAAGTTAGCATGGTCTGGTGGTTCATATGCTTGGCATAAATCAAATCCTACATTTTGGGATGAGTTTTGGACACAAGTACCTACACTTAGACAATTGTATTGGGCAGGTGGTGAAGCACTTATAATGAAAGAACATTACATGGTGCTTGAAAAAATCATTGAGATGGGTTATGCAAAGAATATAGAAGTTCGTTACAACTCAAATGGTCTTGAATGGGATGACCATCTTTTTGACTTGTGGAAAGAGTTTAGAAATGTTATATTTCATTTTAGTATAGACTCATATGAAGACAAGAATCATTTTATTCGATATCCATCAAATTGGGAACAAGTTATAACTCAATTAGAAACTCTTGACAATTATCCGCATGGAAATCTTAGACTCACTACTGCAACAACAATACTTGCTCTTAATATATTTTATTTACCTGACTTCATAAAATGGAAGTTAGAACGTGACTGGAAATTACTGAACAAATTTCCTGCTGGTGCTGGTATGATAGATTTACATCTCGCATACTGGCCACCTCAATTGAATTGTAAGGTATTGCCTAAGTGGTTTAAACAAGAGGTGACAGAAAAATTTGAAGACTTCTATCCATGGCTTGAAGAAAACTGGAGAAAGTGTAACGGTGTTTCAGACATAAACTTTGAGCAATGGCGTGAATTGCCGTATGGTATAAAAAGACTAGAAGGTCTTGTATCTTTTATGAATTCAGAAGATTGGTCTGAGCGTTTACCCGAAACTGCTGAATGGTGTGGCACGATAGCAAAAAGACGAAAGTTAGATTTTCTAAAAATATTTCCTGATTTAGAATGGTTGGAGTGGTATGCAAATTGAAATTCCTGAAAAAATTCGTAGATTAAAGCAAAAATATATTGATGAAT